AAACCGTGCTCGGCCGTGCCGCACATTATGGGAAAGTGTTTCTCGCTGAAGTGCACATGCACCTGTCATAATGCAATACCGGGTTTGAAACAAGAAGCTTGGCAAGGAAGTAAAGCAAGCAAGGAGTAACAATGGCAAACATTCAGGAAAGTAGTTTTGCGGTCGATTCTGCCCAGGGCACGAGCTTTGGGTTCGCTTCTACCGCCGTCCTTCTGCCCGGCACCCCAGCCAGCGACTCTATTGTCCGTGTCGCCAATCTTGGTCCCTGTCATATCAGCGTCAAGCTGGGTACTTCCAGTGCCGTGACGGTAACTAACTCCACTGGCGTCGTTATTCTGGCCGGGCAGGTGCTGTATCTCACGCTGGGCGCGAACACCTACATCGCGGGTGTGTCTGCTGGTGGGCCTGGCTCCGGCTCCACGTGCAACCTGGCGACGGGGAACTAACATGCTGAACTCTTGTAACTGCACCAAGCCACCCAAGGGATGGTACTGCCCACGCCCCTACATGCACGAAGGCCCTTGTGCGACGCGACCGACCTTGTTCACGCGGCTAAAGTGGCTGGTGGGCTTCACTGTGGTCTTGGTTATCTGCACCACGCAAGGCACAGCGCAGACGGCGAAGTACCGGATGCACGGCCCTGGGGTGCTGAACGACCTAAAGGCCACGCCCGGTGCAGTCAGCACTCGCACTGCGGCGCAACTCTGCGCTAAGACCTTTCGCACTGGGCCTATTCGCCTTGTAACAGAAGCCACAAAGCACGCGGCATGTGCAGAGTATGGCATCGACAAGGCCGGGTGCGTAGGCGCAAAGCTGGAAATCGACCATTTGATTTCTTTGGAGCTCGGTGGTACCAACGACCTCACGAACCTGTGGCCCGAGCCGTACCTGCCAAAGCCCGGAGCGCGTGAGAAGGACCAAGTAGAAGATACGTTGCATCGCCAGGTTTGCTCTGGTACTGTTTCACTAGCGACTGCTCAGCACGAGATCAGCACGGACTGGTACGCTGTGTACCTCACAATCCAGTCGGGTTCGGCCAAGAAGTAAGACAGCCGCCACGCGTCACAGATTCACCTGCACTACCACCTAACTACAGCCGCCACGCGGCACAGGAGATTGAAATGAAGACGCTCAAGAAGCTGCGCCGCGCGTATGACGAAATCCAGCCCGTAGGCTCAGAAGACCCCGAGCGCGCCGCCGCGTTGGCGGCACACGAGTCCGGCGAGACCGAGGCGCAGGATAGGCGGAAGGCGAAGGACGAGCGCACCGTTCGCGAGCTGCGTGCCAAGCTTTTCAGCATCCACGACCAGGACGCCAAGGCGAAGGAGTACTTCCCTGACGAGGCCAAGGGAAGCGAGACCGTGAAGGAGATGCGCCACCGCCTGTTCAAGCTGGAGCCGCAGGACGGCCCCTACTCTCGGGCGAAGGACATCCTCCCCGTACCGATCAAGACCTCCAACGCTGTGCCCATGCCGACCGAGATGGACGGCGAGCAGCGGTACGCGGCGGACGCGCACACGGAGTCGCCGCGACCCGGCGTCACCTACCACTACGCGGACGAGCCCAAGAAACCGAAGCCGATCAAGACGTTCCTCGACCACGTGCGGGAGGGTAAGGCGGCAGCGCAGGCGAAGGATACCGATCCGCGCAAGCCTCTGTATACACAGGGTGAATGGAAGGTCATGCCAACGCATGACCCCGACAAGGTGCAGGTACTGCGAAATTCGCAATTGATGAACGAGGTAGAAGACGTGGCGGCAGCGAAACGTTTCATCGCAGGACAAACGGCGAAAGCCAAAGACTCCGTCGTACTACCACTTCAGCGCGGCGGCAGCGAACCCGCTGACCACCTCTACCGCGCATCCCTATACGAAGTGCAGGGCGACCGTGCCCATGCACTCGACAGCTACCGCATGGCAGCGAGCGGCTTTAGACGTTTAGCTTCCGACGCCACAGAGCAGTACATTGTTACTGGCGAGACGACGAGCAATGGCTCAAAGCAATCGTTCTTCAATTCCAAGGTCGAGGCTGATAAAGAGTCTGAGAAACTTAAGCAATTAGGTTGGAAGAATGTAAAGGTTTCGTCAGCCAATGACGCAGCCCGTAAGGGGGAAGCTCAAGCTCGTGATGGCATCAATGCTTGCCAAACGAAGTTTGCACAACAGTACCAGCATCCTGGAACGGGCCGCGTGAAGGTGTGCGACTCGGCCTCGACGGCGCTGCGCACGGCGGTCGAGCGCACTCGGGCGGGTGAGGTTGTGTCGGTAATCGGCAAGACGGTGAGGCCCGGACGTGCTAGGGTGTGCGACTCTAGAGAAGGCGTCTGGATGTGCTCAGAGTGTAAGACGGGGCATACTTCTGAGACCGAGTTGCATAAACACCAAGAAAAAACTGGTCACTGGCGAACACCTACTGGAAATCCTTTGACCAAGGAAGAAGCCGGGCACAGTCAGTGGCAGGCCAAGGACGGCGCGTTCGCCAAGCTCGAGGGCAAGCTCGAAAAAGAGGGCGAGTCGAAGCGGAAGGCGTCGGGGACGGATCTTATAAACGCTCATACGTGGAGTGTGAGTGAACTGAATTCAACTCTGGCAGAATTGCAGCGCGCACTGAAAGATGCGCGTACGCCTGGAAAACCACAGTACGGCGGCAATACGCGACAAATAGAAGAAGACATCGCTGACGCGAAGCGTGCTCTAGCAAGTAAGTCCAGTGCTAAAGACGGCGCGTTCGCCAAGCTAGAGGGCAAGCTCGAAAAAGAGGGCGAGTCGAAGCAGGAAGCAGGCGGTGTCGCGTACGAGGCAGGCGCGGCAAAGTACGGTAAGGCCGGCATGGCGGCGAAGTCTGCGGCGGCGAGGGACGACGACACAGAAGAACTTGCGCAGCGCATTAAGTCGCTTGTAAAAGAACTTAAAGCTGATGGCACTACAAACATGTCTACGCGCAATCTAAAGCAACTTGTGAACACAAGAGGCCTTAGATTCGCAAATCAAAACCACTTTGAACGTGCATTTTCAGAAGCACTTGCGAAGGCTGGTGTAGCCAAGTTCGTAGCCATGGCCGAGGAGGCTGGGAGGACGAAGGCCAAAGACAGTAGGGAGGTCCAACCCGTATGACTGAGGAAATGGAAGAACTAGAAGTGCTTCCCGCCACTAAGTCTCCACACGGCTACCTCACTAGCCCTCTGACTGATAACATCCACATGACTGACGAGGGCTACCTCGTCATCGTGGGGTGCCCCGTCGCACGAACGGGCTGGCAGAAATACGCCGTAAAAAATTTGCCCCAGGCGCGTGCAAAAGAGTTAGGCATAGACACCTCGAATCCTGAGGCATCTATCGATCTATACAGGCCCGCAAAAGAGGTGTTCCACCCGGAGTTTCTTGCAAGTCTCAACGGAAAGCCGATTTGTGACTCTCACCCTCCGAATGGTGAATTTGTAGACCCGAAAAACTTCAAAAAGCTTACATGTGGACACCTACAAAATGTACGCAAGGGCCTAGAACCATTGGATGATGGAGAGTGGCCGATCATAGCCGACCTGGTCATCAGCGACCATCAGCTGATTGAGAAGGTAAAAAATAAGACGGCTCGAGATAACAGTCTTGGCTATGACTTCTCTATCGACCGCGACGGCGACAAGATAATCCAGTGCTCAATGTCTGGCAATCATGACGCAATAGTCACTGCCGGACGCGCTGGAGATCTTGTGTCCATTCAAGATGCCGCGCCTGAAGACCCTGCCTTCCTTGCGACCAAGGCCGCGGAAGCCAAACCAAGTTTACCAATCCCTGCGCTGGTGGAAGTCATCGAAACCAAAGCGTACACCCCAATCGTACTTCCACCCATACCAACGAAGGAGAAGCAAACCGTGGCCGATCAAAAGCCGAAGAAGGACTGGCTTCGCATCTTCAAAGGAAAGCATCTCATTGAGATGGCGCGAGCCACCGATGCTGATCCCGAGTCCGTGATGGACGCAGCTGAGTCGCTGCAAGAAGACGTCGAAGACAAGCGTGGCGCGAAGGACGGAGAACTGCCCGAAGCGCTGAAGGAAAACGAGTTCAAGGCCAAGGACAAGCGCCGCACTAAGGACCGTAAGTCCAAGGATGCGGAGGAACTTAACGAGGCCAAGGACGAAGAGGAAGAGGAAGAGGAAATGAGCGACGCACGTCGTAAGGCGCATGACGCCCTCGACCGCGCGCTTGATGCCGAGGACCGCAAGGCGCACGCCAAGGACGCCGACATCGAAGAGCTCAAGAACCTGCTGGATGAGTTCCTCGACGAAGAAGAGAAAGAGCCCGAGCACGCAAATGACGCGGAAGAGGCTGACCCCTCGGACCTCGAAGCTGTCTTGGGTGCTGAGGACGCTGAGGAGTGCCCCGACTGCGGCGAACCCGTGGACGACTGCAGCTGCCCATCGGCCAAAGACTCTGAATCTGACCCCGGCGAAGAGGAAGTCGAGAGCGGCGAGGAAGAAGTCGAAGACGACGAAGAGGACGATGACGATGACGAGGCTGACGTCGAGGACAAGAAGAAGGCCAAGGCGAAGGACCGTGCCCGCGCAGCTGATGGCGCGAATGCTGTACTGCGCATGCTGCGGCCCATCGTAGCCCGCACCAATGACAAAGCCGTACAGGGTGCCTTCAACCGCGCACTGGACTCGGTCAAGAAGTCCAGCCGTGTCTCCACTGGAAGCTACGGAGCGTTCGCCGGTTCGGCGCGTGCTCGTGATAAGGCTCCTCGCAACCCCAACCCAGATCGTGTCCGAGCCACTGACGGCCAGGCTGATCCCATCGCCAAGATGCAGGCAGCTTATAACGCTGCATTCAAGGGAGGCAAGTAATGCCGACTAGTTTCGGACAAGTAATTAACGTAACGGGGCCGAATAATGGCTTCGTGGGCACGGTCAGCCGACAGGGTGATCGCGTCATCGTGGCGCGGGAGTTCACTCCTTTCACGTCGACCAACAACCTGAGCTTCGGTGACCCCACCGTCGCCATTCCAAATGCAACGGGCGGTGTTTGGGACTCGATCGCTGACTTCGTTACTCACGCGACGTCGAACATCGGACTCGTGGCTTCGTACTTCGCCGGTATGGCGGTGCGTGAAGTCAAGACGCAGCTTACCTACCCGGCTGGGCAGACGCCTGGCATTCAGCAGGTCGGTTACTACGCCAACCTGCAGATGTCGGAAGTCCTTCTGCGCGGCAACGGCACCATCGCTCTGGCCGTCGGCGCTCCGAACGCTGAGGCGCAGGTGTACACCCGCGTCGTGCTGAACGCGGCTGTCACTGCGGGTGTCATAGGCGACTGGGAGACCAACCCCGCCGCTACCGACTTGTTCAACATCACCGGTGTAACGGCTGCTGCCGCTGCTGCGACGGCGCTCACGGGCACCTTTACTGGCGTTTACGTTGGTCAGGTCGTGTCGGGCGCAGGTATCACGCCTGGAACGTACGTCGTAAGTGGAACTGGAACCGCAGGCGCTTACACCGCCATCGTTCTCAGCTCTGGGCTTACGGTGGCTACCACGGCGACGTCAGTCTTCACGTTCAGCAACCTGGTCGCTCTGCCCAATGTGGTTGCGCGCACTGGCAATCTGGACACCAACAACATTCTTGAGATCACCATCAAGAACCGTAACGTGGCGTAAGGGAGAACTAGACTATGAAGCGTACTATTCCGAATCGTTCGCGGGCATTTGACGCGGCGGGCGCGTCCGGTCTGGCTTTTCTTCAAAGCCAGCTGGAGATCATCGACACGGACCTCGTCCGTCCTTTGCAGGCTGTCACGCACAAGCGCGACATCGCTGTTGAAGTAGGTGGTGGCTTCCCCGAGTTTATCTCGGCGTTTGCCTCCAACTACGCCTCCACTGGAACCGCATCCTACGGGTTGCAGGGCACCAACAACACGGAGATCCCCGAGGCACAGGCGGACATCCAGAAGGGCATATGGCGTACGTACAACTGGGCGATGGGTATGACCATCACCTGGATCGACCTGCGGCGCATGGAGACTGCACTTCGCACTGGCCAGGCACCTCCGTTCAGCTTGCAAGAGCTGTACGAGGAGTCTGTCGAGACCACCTGGGGCAAGGCGCTGGACTTCGTAGTCTACGCCGGGTTCCTCGGTGATCCGGGCTTGATCAACAACCCGAACATCTACGAGTCCGTTGCACCGGCTGGCGCGTCGACGTTCACCACGTGGGCGAAGAAGACCCCGCAGGAGATTCTTGCGGACATCAACTTCGCGCTCAACCAGACCGTCGAGAACTCTGGCTACTCGGCTGAAGAGGGCATGGCAGATCGCCTTCTGATTCCGTACACCCAGTTCGCTACTCTCACGCAGCCCATCGCAATCGGTGGCGCGCCTGTGGCGGTGTCGACGATCGAGTACATTGAGAAGCAGTGCGTTGCTGCGCATCACGGCATCGACTTCAAGATCAACTTCCTCCCCAACCCATGGATCAGCGGAACCGGCAGCGGCAACACTGTGGCTCCTGGCAGTCCTACGGGCGGGAACGGACTTGATCGCGCGTTCTTCTACAAGAACTCGAAGAAGAGCGTGTACTTGAAGGTCCCACAGCCGATGATCCCGGCCCTCACGGTTCCTACGACCCGCGCAGGCGGAGCGTATGAGACCATGTACGCTGGCTGCCTGAGCCAGGTCATCTACAAGCGGACCACGACTGCCTACTACCTCGACGGCGTCTAGAGCTTGCCGTGGGGCGGTCTGCACGACGCCCCGACTGGTCGTAGTTCAGCGCGGCACGGGAGGCTTGTAAAGCTCCCTAGACATTCAACACAAAGTCGTGCGGACGGGCGTAGAAGGCGGCGGGTGAATCCTTGCCATCCTCCTGCATTCGATCCCCGTCCGCCGGCAATACTCAACAAAAGCAGCAAGGAGAATATAAGACATGCCAATGCAACTGTTTTTCAAGCGGGCCAAGGCGTTCGTGAATACCGACGAAGGAACGAAGAAGTTCCTTGCCCAGCCCGGCCCCTACGCGCAGTCCGTGCCCTTCTGGGTGGCCGAGACCCCAACATTCATTCAGGGAATCAAAGACGGCAGCATCGTGAACCTGACGCCGCCTGAGCAGATGCCGGGCTACAAGTATCCGAAGCATGCAGAGCCGCAGCCCGAAGAAGAGGCCGTGAAGCCTGAGCCCGAAGAAGAGCAGGAACAGACAGCGGCTGACACACCACAGGCCCCGTTCGGCGGCCAGCCCATGACGCCCGTCCCTCCCGCGCCGAAAGTCGGCGGCATCACCGGCAACGCGAAGAAGGCCAAGTAATGTAGAAGGGCCTTGGCACAAACGCTAAGGCCCTTCCAGCATAGAAAGGAACTCCATGGGCGGCTACCTGAACACGATTGACTTCAACGGCTGGCTCCAGACAACATGGGGTTCCGGTGCTTCTTACGAGACAGTATGCGGTGACTTCTACGGCGCTTCGAACTTCGTGTTCGGCACGAACCCGCCCTACTACCTCGACGACTTCAAGGCCATCAACCCAAAGTTCTTCGGAACGGCGACTTCTGTCAGTGGGTGTGGAACTACCGCAGGCTCCACCACTGTAACCGTGCCGTCAACAAACGGGTTGGACTACGGCCAATTCCTGCAGGCGTTCGGCGTGTTCCCCAAAGGAACAATAATCGTCGACATTGGCTCGAATACGATCACTGTCAACAACGCGGCCCTCTCCACGAACGCCAACGCCACCTTGCAGGTGTATGAGTCCGCACCAATTCCTACTGGCGTTGTCCTGATGTATCTGAACTTGGCTCTTGCCTCGTTGGTGCAGGCCCGGTGGCAAGAAATGTGGTGGCAGGCGATTGCGCTCTTCACATCGCACTACTGCACCCTTTACGCCCGCTCTGACTCCAGCGAAGTGTTTGAGTCACTTCAGACAATCGTTCACGGGGAGGCCCCAACCGGCACGACGCCTGGCACAGTGTACACGCTGAGCGGAGCGCCTCCTGGTGGAGTGCTACAGGCTCTGACGAACAACGGTATGTTCCAGACACCCGGCGTGGACTACACGCTGAGCGGCGCTACTGTAACCCTCACCGTGCAGAATACAAGTGGCGCGCTCTACGCTACGTGGCTTGTGCAAGAGACGACTATGCAGACTGCGCCCATGAACGGCGCACAGATCGCGGCGCAGGGGCTCAGCTTCGGTATCATGACGTCGAAGGGCGTAGGAGACGTCAGCGTCGGATACACTACATTGTCGGCTCTGGAGTCGTGGGCGGCGTTTAACTTGACGAGCTACGGACAAATTTTAGCTACTCAGGCCCGGATAATCGGAATGGGCCCCGCCCTCATACACTAGAATCCGCCTGCGCAGCCGCTAGAACGGAGACCCCTCATGGCCAACAAAACGGGACCCACCATCACGATAGCACGCAAGAGTGGAAAGCTGGCCTTTGCCAAGCGGATGGCTGGGCTGTCTAAATTAGTTGCGTATGTAGGAGTACCAGCAGCCAATAAGGACGCCCGCAGTGAGCAACTGCTAGATATGGCAAGCCGAGCCGGCAAGAAGAAAGCGACGAAGCTGAAGAAGGCCGCGAAGGAAGACGTCAACAATGCAGAATTGTTGTTCATCTTCGAAAAAGGGTCACCACTGCACAAACAGCCATCTCGGCCCGTTCTAAAGCCAGCCATCGAGGGTGCGAAGGAATCAATCAGCAACGAAATCAAGGCCTCCATCAAAGCCAGCTTGGCTGGGGATAGTGAACTTGCAAAGAAGAAGATGATGCGCGCGGCCTTAGCTGGGCAGAACGCTGCGCGGCGAATATTCACGCAAGAGAATGGGTGGGCACCGAACGCAGAGTCTACCATTAAGGCAAAGGGCAGCGACGTTCCAGGAATCGACACTGGGGCTATGAGGGCGGCCATAATCGGAATTGTTCGAGAGGAGTAGGCGATGATCTCCGTAGCGGACGTAGTGCAAGACCCTGACCTCATCGCCCCCAAGAGCTACACCATCTGGCGCAGCGTAGGTACGTACGTGCTTGGTAGCTTTGAGTCCACCGTAACGCCTATCCAAGTGTTCGGGCCCTGTCAGCAAGCCAGCCCGAAAGAGATACAGATGCTTGCAGAGGCTGACCGCATTGGAAGCATCCGCTCGTTCTGGTGGACGCAGCCTATCTACACCACACGTGGAGCGGCTCCGGTGCCTAGCACGCAGGGTGCAGCCGCTACAGGCTCAGGCGCTACATACACGCTTGCTACCCCACCGCCGGACGGTTCAGCTACGGTCTACGTCAGTGGAGTGCAGCAGACCCCTGGGATTGACTACACACTGAGCGGAGTGACTCTGACGTTCACTTACTCGCCCTCTGCTGCGCCCTATGTCACCTGGCCAATCACGGCCTTCGTAGGTCAGAGCGCCAGCGACATCCTGCAGTACCAGAACGAGCGTTATCGTGTGATGTCCGTGTTTCATGTAGCCGGGTCTGGCTACTACAAAGCGATGGGAACAAGAATGGATGCGGCCTGATGACAACCACGACGTATCCTAATGGCCAGGTCCTCACAAGTACGGCGCTCACCGTCACACAGATCAATGACATCCTCCAGCCGCTTACGTGTGGGATGATCGGCATCAACCCACCCAACCCTGCACTCGTTCGTATCGACTGGCAGACAGAGGGCCAGCCATTCGTCCCACGGCCGCAGGACGATATCTGCTTCATCAGCTGCATCCCAGAGAACGTAGAGTATCGCACCGTGCGAGATCGCACATTCAGCGGAACCGGCCCTGTCACCGAGACTTGGGTCTACACGCGCGGCTGGCGTGTGGCTTGGTGCTTGTACGGCCCGAACAGCACTGACCGCGCCAGGATGATCCACTCGGCGATGTTCATGGATTACTTCAACGATGTCCTATCGCTCAGCAATTTGTACCCGATCAGTGACCCACCGGAGCCTACAAGAATCCCAGAACAAACAAATTCGCAGTGGTTCGAAAGAGCAGACTTTCACATCATTATGTATGAACAGGTCACTGAAACCATAGAAGACGGTGCTGTGACAAGCGTCGAAGTCAAGGTCTATGACAAGGACGGCCTAGCAGCCGACATCACCGTGTAGCGGCATCACATCCCTCTGACTAAGCAAGCCCACCTCACCACTCAGCACTACCCAAAGGAGACCCATGGCTGTTACGCCGCCGCTCGCCCTCAGCAACATCATTGACATCTCAGTGCAGGTGTCGCCAGCGGCTCCGGCCGTCAGTTCCTTCAATGTGGGTCTGTTTGTCGGCCCCAGCACAGTCATCCCGTCGTACGGGGCAAACAGTCGTGTGCAGGTATACACAGGCACCACGGACATGCTGACGGCAGGGTTCATCGTAAGTGACCCTGAGTACATCGCGGCACAGATTGCCTTCTCGCAGACCCCAGCGCCGTTCAAGTTCGCGGTAGGACGGCAGGACCTCACCGCCCTGCAAACTATCACCATCGACATCGCCGGTACAGGCTGGGCTGTGGGCGACCAGTTCCTTGTGGTTCAGGCCAGCGCAAACTACGGCGTAGGCACTGTGCTCACAGAGGCTGGTGGCGTTCCTTCTGCCATCAGCATTGCAGTCCAAGGTACAGGCTATTCTGTTGCTACGGCCCTACCCACTACGGCGGTCAGCCCCTCCACCGGCACGGGGTTGGAAGTGAATATCACGGCGATCGGTGAGACACTCCTTCAGGCCGCGACAGCGTGCCGCGCAGTGAGTAGTGTCTGGTACGGCCTGACGGTGAACGCCCCTGCAGACGCTGACAATACCGCTCTGAGTGAGTGGGCCGACCCGCTATGGCAGACTACGCGCTACTACCCGTACTCTGGCAGCACGGCGATTCCAGCGGGCACGGCAGCCAACATCGCTCTTCAACTGCAGACGCTAGCCTTGCGCGTGCTGGGTCAGTACTCCACGACACAGAATGGGCTGTATCCGAATAACATCTACGCGGCTGTCGCTTTGATGTCTGTGGAGATGGGACTGAACACCGGGTTGGCGGGCAGCTTCTTCACAGTGGCCCACAAGACCCTAGCAGGAATCGCGCCCGAGCCCCTCACCCAGTCGCAGTACGACAACATCGTAGCGGCAGGATTCAATGTGTACGGCGACTTCCAGAACTTCCAGGTAGAAGAGCCGGGCTTTATGTCTAACGGTTCGCCATCCTACCTGTGGTTGAGCCTGGCCATGCTGGTGGCGCAGATCCAGAGCCAGGAGATGGCCGTACTACAAGACAACCCGGCCGTAGCGCAGACTAACGCCGGTGAGCACTTGCTCATCCAGGCCGCCAACGCTGGGTGTACTACCCTTGCGAACATCGGCTTCCTTGCCGGCAGCACATGGGCAGGAGCCTCCATTGCGATTCCTGGGCTTACGGTTACAAATGGGCAGGCCATTCCGTCTGGGTTCCTGAACTTGTCGCAGCCTTACTCGCAGCAATCACCGGCTGATCACGCGGCTGGAAAAGCGATGCCGATTTATACGTTCATCACAACGGCGGGTGCGGTTCAGAGCCTCGTCATCGGAGTGTACGTTCAACTCTAATTCTGGCCCTAGGGTCTAATACTTCGGTGTAATGAAAGGAATCTGAAATGGCTACAGGAGCAACGTACTCGTTTAAGTCGCTCACGGGAGTTCTCACAAATCCAGTATTCGGCTTTACCATTCCACTCACAGGTGGCAACATCGGTGCCGGCAGCTTTACGGTTCGTATGGCCACCACGCGTACAGCACACGACGTAGCTGCCGATGGCACAGTTATGGTGTCGTATGTGGCGGGCGACAATGGTGACGTGGACATTGACGTGCAGGAATCATCGGCGCTGCACTCGTCGCTGCTTGCGCTGTGGAATCTGTGCATTCTGGCCGCCAACAATGACGACGTCAGCGGTTGGGCAGCCACGATCATCAGTTTCCGTATGCTGACCGACGGCACGCAGCACATCCTTACTGGATGCAGCTTCGACAAGGTGCCGGATAAGCCATACGAGTCCGCCGGCAAGCGCGTGACTTGGAAGTTAATGGCGGCAAATGTAATCAACGTGTAGAACGGTAGCAACGAGTTTTTCAGTAAGGTAGCAAGGAGCAAGGAAAATGCAAGCACGAAGCAAAGTAGTAGAAATGAAGAACGCGTCGTACGAAGTACGGCGTTTGATGCCCGAAGTCGGTAGCTTCATCTTCATGCGCATGATGGGCCTCCACATGCGCATGCTACAGGAGCGCCTCGACAAGGAAGCCAAGAAAGACGAAGAGCCAAAGAAGGAAGAGGAGGCAAAGGAGAAGGTTTCTGGCGAGATGCAAGTGCGCGCCCTTACATTCTCGATCTTCTCGGGCGGCATCGGCTTCGAAGACTTCAAATTCATTCAGTCCGAGTGCTTGAAGGCTGTGTCTAAGCGTAACGAGGTTGGCGCATTCATGCCCATCATATCTGACGGTGGTGTGTGGACTGTCGACGGCGAAGAGGTAAAGAACGATGTCGGTCTGGTGATGAAGCTCACCACTGAAGTATTGATTCTTTGCTACTCAGATTTTTTCGAAGAGTCCAGCCCTGGTATCTGATGCCTGGTCTGGACGAAGATGTGCAGTCTAATGCTGCTCCGTTCCCAACGTTGAACCCATTCTTGTGGCAGCCTGTAGCAGCTGGTCTGTGGCGGCAGCACGAACTATTCGACGGCACCTATGACATCGGCGACTTGCTGGATGTGCTAGAGTACTTAGATGTGAAAGCCGAAAACGAGCGGCGAGCCAGAGAAGCCGCCAGGAAGGAATAGCATGTCGACCAGTTTCGTAGACGAGTATCTTGTAAAGCTGGGCGCGGGCGTCGACGCTAGTGGCATGCAGCGGTTCTTCCAGGCACTGAAGGAAGCTTCCACGGCTGCCGACGTCAGTGCCAGCTCTATTGCCGGCTCGTTCTTCAAGGCACAGACCGAAATCACTGGTGGGTTCCTGGCCATCGGCAGCGCAGCCCTTGGCATGGTGGACAAGGTAGCTATGGCCGATCAACGCTACCGCCTGTTGGCGCTGAATATGCACATCAGCAAGGACGCAGCACGCGGCCTTCAGATTGCCATGGATGCACTTGGTGCTTCACTGGATCAAATGACGTGGGATCCAGAACTGCGTGCACGTACATCGCAGTTGATGAAGGACATGAATGCTATGGCCCCCAATGGGGACTTCGATGCGCAAATGAAGAAGATCCGAGACATTCGGTTCGAGTTCACACGCATGGAAGTAGAGGGCCAATTTCTTACCTTCCACGTCGTAAATGACTTCCTGTCTGCTCTGGGTATGGGGCCAGACACTCTTCTGGCAAAGCTGCGTGGGTTCAATAACTGGGTAACGCATAACATGCCCAGGATTTCTGCCATACTTGTGAAGGACTTCCTTCCGGTGTGGGTGGACATTGAGAAAGTTGGTGCGGCTACTGCTGCCGCATTCAAGGCCACAGGCTTAGCGTTCACGAACCTGGTTGGCTTCATTACTGGCGATACTTCTATCGAGGGCACAGCATTCAGCTTCGAACACCTAGCTGTGGCAGTTACTGATGTGCTGCACCCATTCGCTGTGCTGGCAGAGGCCATCGCCAATGTAGAAGAGTTCCTAGCGCACCTGACCAGCGCAGTTGCACTGGCACTCTCTGGTGATTTCAAAGGCGCTGGTACAGAGCTTGGTATGGCGTTCCACGCTGCTACGGCCAAGGCTGTTGGTGGTGTAGCTGGTGGTGTAGCTGGCGGTGTACTAGGCGGTGCAGCTACAGGTGCTCTTGGTGGCAGCTTGTTCGGGCCCATTGGCACTGTAGTTGGCGGGGTTGGCGGTGCTATCAGTGGTGCGCTGTTTGGCGCTGGTGTCGGCTCTAATGCAGCAGATGACTTCTTCGGATCAGACGCATCAATCAGCTCTGTGATTGACCAGCAAGCCGATGCTATGGGTGTTCCGCGTTCACTGGCACACGCCGTGGCACGTACTGAGAGTGGAGAGCAACAGTACGACAAGAATGGCAAGCTGATTACTTCTGCTACAGGCGCACAGGGCATTATGCAGCTCACACGCAGCACAGCAGCAGCATTGGGGGTAGATCGCGGCGATGCCGGCAGCAATGTGAAGGGCGGCGTGACGCTGTTGGCGCAGTTGCTGAAACACTACAATGGCAACGTAGCCGACGCTGTAGGTGGGTATCATGAAGGCCAGGCAAAGATGGATGCT